CTTTAAGCCTTTACACGTTGCTAGATGATTTTAGGCACCCAGCACCCCCGGTAACCCTCCACAGAATCTCGTGGGGATATGCCGGAGGACGGCAGTCCGAGGACTGCCGCTGTCAACGCAACTTGTGGCCCATACCTTCGGAGAGATTTCTTCCGAGGTTGTGGTATAAGGCCCTTTACGTGGAGAATGCCGCCAACCACTTTAGAAACCCACAAATCATGTGGGCCGTGGAGGACGATATCACCCAATCGCTCAGGTCCAAAAAACCGGACAGAGCTAGGGATGGCATCGATGACGGCGCGGAGGACTGGTCCAAGTTCCAGCATAGTAAAACGCTGTAATATTGAAACCAATCCATTATGCAGTGCAAACCAATCACTTGGTCCACAAGGAGACTCCTCTAGGAAGTAGGGACGTACGTCCTCACCCCGCCAGAAATCACCACCGCAACTTTCCCTAAAGGGACCGCTCACGTAACTCTTCTTTTGGTTGATGGTGAAGCCGCACAAGGTAAATAGTCTCACGACATCCTCAGCGACACCTACGGGAACAATTGTATCGTCCCCGAAGACACTAGAGTCAAAACCCACTTTCGCACCACTCGCGTGAGCGAGGGACGCAAAGATAAGGGTCTCAAGCTCGAACGTGTAACCATTACCCATCGAAGAGAATTTCTCCAACTCGACCCACCGATCCTGAATCTGCGTCTTAGGAGAGCGCAGAGAAGTCAAAAGGTCGTGCCAGTCTTCCGGCAACAACAGTTCAACGAGGGACCGACAAATCGTGTCGGACGCGTTTGACAGATCGAGCGTTGCGTGGCGTCCATCCCTGGATGCCTGAGCCGCCATCCGGCGGTGCAGGGCTTGCGACTCGGTACATTTACTACTAGTGCCGAGCAGCAGGCCACGACGTTGGAGACGAAACTTCATCTCCTTCCCAAGAGCAAGCTGGCCAAAGATGTTTAGTCCAGGCTCTATGCATATCCCACGGTTCTTCTTCGCGTCCTTAGGTACGGACGTGAAGCGGTTACCGGGTACTCGGGGGATCACTCGATTTGGCGTAACTGCGCCCCAGCGTTCTCTCATGATCGTGGACCACACAAGGTGGTCTTCTAACCACGGAGGAACGTTTTCGGACGCAGAAGGTTGGTTGCTAATTTTATCGTAGGCAGTAAGGCCGAAGCCTACTAACCGGCGGTCGAAACTAGCGCTCTCGAAGATTGTGCCCGGCCCGAACTTACCGTTAAGGTAGTCCGGAACCTGACCCAGCGTGCTGCGGATCCATTTCCGTGCCCTGTTGAGTTGCTTTCGCAACAGGACCATGCTGGTGGGTGCACCTTTCGGCGTTGTTATCACCCCCTCTTTCAAGGAGAACCAGTCACGTAGAAAAAGATTTTGCGCTTTACACTGAGCTTCGCATAAGAAGAACGTCCGTCTAGCTTCTTTCTCCAGATCCACCGTGGTTTCGATTGATCGACACTTCCGAAGAAGGTCGGTAGCAATACGATCACGACGAACCCGATCGAGGGAGGAACTGAAAACGTCTTCGCGATAAAGCAGCGGATCGAACTCAAGTCGCACGAGTTGATCCCACTCCCCATACTTCAACAGCAATGAAGCTGTCAAGCTGCGAGGTGTGTCGAGTGCCGAAAAAGTTCTTGCGGCAATGCGCTGAACATCACGTTCGAGTGCCATCTGTTGCTCCTTGAGGGTTTAGGTCGCGGAGTACGCGCTGTTGAGAACAGCGCGATTCAACACGGACGAAAGCAGGTTGGTAGCTTGTGCGACGCACTCACTCGCCTCTGCATCGGTCACATCGACCGGCTGGAGATAGGTGAGTTCGACGATTTGCTCGCCTGTCTTGGTGTCCACTCCCGAGATGCTACGGATGATCGGAAACTTAATCGTTTCCGTCACCCGACGCGCGGTGCGCGGGCCGTTGTACTGGCTGCGCTGCTCGAAAGTCGGGCGATGACCCCGGATGGCCGCAGCAGTATCACTGGTCCAACGCGCGGGAATGGAGTCCCCGGCGCTGGCAGTTACTGCGGTCCACGTGATATCGGTCGTACCGTCGGCCTTCTTGACCACGATGTTTGCCATTTGAGGCATGACTTGCTCCTTATTTGCCCGTAAACCACGGGTGAGGGGTTGGTTTTATCGGCCAGATTTCTGGGCCGACGGCGAAAAGAGCGTAACTAGCAACGACGACAGCGTCAAACCCCGCGTCCACGATATATTGGGGATACGGAATATAAAGGGGGGCCGTGGTAAGCTCGTGAGTTTCTGTCTGTTGACATAGTTCACGTGCTGTCCAATAAAGGCAAAATCCCCAGACACCTTGTGTTGCCAGTCAGTCTGTGTTTGACCAGTGAAAAACCGAGTCATCCACAGTTCCGTTATTGCGATTCCAAGGGTATCGGTGAAAGATCCGAGAACTTGGCCCACGTTAGTGAACCAGTCCGCAAACCACGAGAAAGGAGTTGTCTCCCAAAACGTTCTCACCGGATTCAAAAAACCCATTTGGTTCGCCATCCATAAGTCGGGGTTGGTGATTTCCACCTTACAACGCAACTGGAGGACATACTTACCGCCAATCGTGTGATCCGAATACGTTGTTGAAGTAGACCTTTCGGTCCGCTCCAAGACGTGCCTGTTTCCCGATCCGACGCGAATTTTTACTTTCGCGCTATCAACGGGGGCTTGCCATACTTCTATGGCATTCGAAATATCCCCAACTGTAGGAGCCCATCCAAACCAGTACTCAAGCCAAAGAGCTGAAAAATCTCTTGGCCGGGCCCACTTCGTGTGCTTATGCTTTTCCTTGGGTGTTAACCCAAAGGTACGCAAGAACTCACGAAAACGACCTCTTCGAAGCGCTTTCGCGCCTTTGTAGAGCTGATTTAAACGGTTGAGCACCATTGTGTATGTGCTCGTTCTTTCAGCCAACGCGGTTAGGAGCGATGCTCTTTCCCCGGTTTTTGAAAGAAGTTTGTTGTACGCTCGGGAATAGGCCAAAGAAGCTAAGGCTGTCTCCCCAACCGGGCGCATCACTGCGTTCCGGACGTAGGACGTACTAGCCGCTATTGCGAGACTTTGCGCTCCGTATTCCACGACCGGCCGGAAGGCCGTCGACTGCGAGTCCTTTTTAGAAAGGGTAACGCAGCCAATTCGTGTGAACGGAAGCTCCATCGGTGCAACAAACGGTTTTTGGCGGATGCCGGTACGATAAAGATAGGTTGTAAATGTCTTTACCGTCTCGGTGTAACTAACATTCGCCACGGATCACCTCACAATGCTGGTTCGGACGGACCAGTAGTGATCCGAGAGAGGCCATCATGGCCACGACTGCCCTCA